GGCAAGGTCGTGGATCTCGCGGATGGTTCATTTATCCAACCCTTCGCAGAATTCAGCCTGAATTAATTAACAAGTGGGAACAAAGTTTTGATCGCATTATTAAGGAATGGGTCTAATGGCTACTGGTAATCGCACGCTTAAACTCTCAATTCTTGCCGATGTCGATGATCTTAAAAAGAAGTTAGGCGAAGCTGATAAAGTAGTCGAAACTAACTCAAGCAAGATTTCAGAGTTTGGAAAAAAGGCTGCTGCTGCATTTGCTATAGCTGCTGCTGCTGCCGTTGCTTATGCCGGCAAATTAGCCATTGATGGGGTCAAATCTGCGATCGAAGATGAGCAAGCACAGTTAAGGTTAGCTGCTGCATTAAGAGCTGCCACAGGGGCAACAGATGGCCAAATACAGGCAACTGAGGATTACATAAGCAAGACTTCATTAGCGGTTGGAATAGCAGATGACCAACTCAGACCAGCATTTCAGAGATTAGCCGTATCTACAAAAAACACAGCTGAGGCTCAAAAGTTATTAACCCTAGCTTTAGATATTAGTCAGGGTTCAGGTAAAGATTTAGAAACTGTTGTTAATGCATTAGGTCGTGCTCAAGATGGCAATACCATTTCACTTGGCAGATTAGGCGTTGGTTTATCAAAGGCTGAATTATCAACTTTATCATTTACTGAAATTCAAACGAAGTTATCTGATTTATATGGTGGCGCAGCATCTCGTAATGCAGAAACTTTTCAAGGCAGAATTAATAGATTAAAAGTTGCATTTGATGAAGCAAAGGAAAGTGTTGGAACATTTTTATTGCCTATTATTGAAAGATTGATTGGTTACATATTTGAATATGGCACACCAATAGTTGATAAATTCAAAGCAGCATGGGATGTAATACGCTCTGCTATTGAAAGAAACAGAGAATCATTTGAGGAATTTGGTCAAATCTTAACAACTGTCGTTTTCCCAATTGTGTCTAAGATATTTACATTTTTGTTAGATGTAGGTGCTAAAGCGGCATCAGCCATTATTGATGCATTTGGTAAAATTGTTGGTGCAATAACCCCAGTTTTGAATTTTGTTATTGATGCAATTAACTTAGTCATTAGAGGATTAAACCTTGTTCGTGGCGGATCAGATATTCAACAGTTAAATAAAATTGGATCTAGTGGTGGATTTAGTGGCGGTGGCTTTGGTCAATTAAGTGGATTAGGAGTGGGCGCAGGAGCTGCTGGTGTTGGTGCTGGTGGTGCAGGTGGTGGTGCAGGTGGTGGTGCTGGTGGTGGTGCAGGTGGTGGCGGTGCACTTGGTGGAGTAGCTGGAGCAACTAGCCTCAAGGATTTGGCAGATAAATTATTAGATGTTCAAGATAAATTTACACAATTAACATTCCAAGTTGCAACAGGTGGCATCTCTCGAACAGCTGCTCAAAAGCAATTTGATGCACTTGAAGCTCAATTTAGAGTATTAGAAAAACAAGGTCAAACCCTTGCAGCTAATCCAAGTATTGTAATCAATGTATCAGGTGCATTAGATCCAGAGGGAACTGCTAGAGCTGTTGCTACAACCTTAAATAGCCAAGCTGCTCGAAGCGTTACTGCATTGAGAGATCGTGTTAACTAATGTCAGATTTTACGCCTGACTGGAAATTAACTGTCGGTGGTGTTGATTATACTGACATAGCAATTAGCGATGTTCAACATCAAGCTGGCAGATCAGACATTTACCAGCAACCACTTCCATCATATTGTCAAATAACTTTAGTTGCATTAAATGGTCAAACATTACCTTTTGATATAAATGACAGTTTAGATTTACAGGTCAAAGATAGTTCAAATACTTATGTAAGCTTGTTTGGTGGCGATTTAACTGATGTAACTGTTCAGGTCAGAAATACGGGTGCAGCAGCCACAGTTATTGAATACACATTATTGGCGATGGGTTCACTTGCTAAATTAACCAAAGAAATTTGGGATGACAACATTCCTCAAGATGAGGATGGCAATCAAATTTATGACATTCTTTCAAGTGTATTACTTGGAACTTGGAATGATGTGCCAGCAGCCACTCAATGGTCTACTTATAATGCAACCGAAACCTGGGCAAATGCAGTTAATTTAGGATTAGGCGAAATAGATCAGCCGGGTCTTTACACAATGCAACACCAACCAAGCACAGTCGATACGATTTACAACATTGTTTCAGATATTGCTAATTCTGCATTTGGTTATATTTATGAGGACAATGCTGGCAATATAGGTTATGCAGATGCAGACCACAGACAAAATTATCTTTTAACTAATGGTTATGTTGAATTAGATGCCGGTCATGCTTTAGGTGCTGGACTTTCAACTGTTATGCGTTCATCAGATGTTAGAAATGACATTTACATAAATTATGGCAACAATTATGGATCACAAAAAACAGCTAGTGATGCCGCATCAATTGCCCTATATGGTTACAAAGCCGAAACTATCAATTCTAGGATTCATGGAGCTGTCGATGCCCAAGCAATTGCTGATCGCTATATTGCCCAAAGAGCTTATCCAAGACCATCATTTCAATCCATAACCTTTCCAATAACTAACCCTGAAATCGACAACGCTGATCGTGATGATTTGCTGGGTGTATTTATGGGAATGCCAGTCAATATCAAAAACCTGCCAACTCAAATATCCAATGGCGAGTTTGAGGGTTATGTTGAGGGCTGGTCATGGAGCACAAGATTTAATGAACTATTTTTGACAATCAATGTTTCGCCTGTTGAGTTTAGCCAAGTGGCGATGCGTTGGAATACCACACCAATTACCGAGCGTTGGAACACTTTAAGCCCAACATTAACTTGGGAATACGCTACAATAGTCGCATGAGGATAGGATAAAATGGCAACCACTACCAATTACAGCTGGAGCACTCCAGACGATACCGCGCTGGTCAAAGATGGTGCAGCAGCAATTAGATCGCTTGGAACTGCAATTGATACAACTGTTTTTAATAACGCAGGTGCTGCAATTGCTAAAACTATTGTTGATGCTAAAGGCGACATTATTGCAGCCACAGCAGCTGACACAGTTAGCCGTCTTGCCGTTGGTGCAAATAACACAGTATTAACAGCAGATTCCTCAACAGCCACAGGATTAAAATGGGCAACTGTTGCTGCTGGTGGAATTACACAATTAGCAACTGGAAGTTTGAATGGTGTTTCAACTGTAACAATAAGTAGCATTTCTCAATCGTATAAAAATTTGGTTTTATATATTCAAAATGTTCAAGGGCCAGGTGGCTCTTTAGGCATTAGACCAAACAATTTCACCACAGCGAATTCATATCTTCAAGTTTATAATAAAATTAATGCTTCGACTTGGACTAGTGCCACTTATAATTCTTTTTACAATTTTACAGATTCTGCGTCTAATACAAATGAAACAGTTCTATTCACAATTCCAAATTATACAACTACTGGTCTTAAATCTGTTACTTTACAGGGTGCCGGTGGGGCTACTGATAGAAATGTTATTCTTTTTGGCAGAAATACAGATGTTGATGCAGTAACAAGTTTAGTTATTTTTAATGGCGATTCTAATAATTATACATCAGGCACTTACACATTGTTTGGAGTTTCATAATGGAAAAAATACAAGTAAAAGAATTCAATTGCGAAACTGGCGAGGAAATTGTTAGAAATGCAACATCGGCTGAACTGGCACAAATGAAAAAAGATGCGCAAGAATCAGTAAAACTTAAAGCCGAAGCGCATGCAAAGGCTGCTGAAAAACAAGCAATTGCAGATCGTCTTGGCTTAACTGCCGATGAACTTAAATTGCTACTTGGCTAATGAAGCCCTGGCTATCTAAAGCTGCTGAAACTTTTAGGGATCAGGTAAATGACTGCTTCCCTGATCGCAAGCGCACACTTGATGGATGGATTGGTGATGCTCGCCATTCAGCCAGAGTCAGTCAGCATAACCCGAACGAACAGGGTGAAGTATGTGCCATCGACATTGACGCTCGCTTATCTGACCAAGAAGGGCTTAGTTTCGATTTGGCAGATCAGGTTCGACTCGCAGCAAAAAAGGATAAGCGTATTTATTATGTGATCCACGCTGGCAAAATTGCTAGTGCTAGATCATTATGGAAGTTTAGAAAATATACTGGAATTAATCCCCATCATAAGCACATCCATATTTCTTTCAAACCAAATCAAAATGGCAAGAAGTTCGACATCCCACTACTGAAAGGCAATTAATGAAACTGACCAAAAAACACAAAGCAGCAATTAAGTCATATTTGAGAGCTGTGGCAGCTAGTGGAATTACAGTTGCCTTAGCAATAGTGGCTGACATTCATCCAGCTTATGCAACCTTGCTTGGTGCAGTTGTTGCTCCAGTAGCAAAGGCATTAGATCCAAAGTCAGGGAACGAAGTAGATTATGGCCTTAGTGAAAAATGAGTCCAAACGAATTAGTCGCATTTGGCGTTGGCGTTTGCAGTATCGCGACCGCTTTATTGCTGGCTCTACGATGGGTTATTAAAAGTTTCTTAAGCGAACTCCGCCCGAATTCTGGCAGCTCGATCAAAGATGCTATTAACCGAATAGACGAAAGAAGTTCACGATTAGAAATGCGTGTTGATGAACTATTCTCATTGATGAATAGGCGATAATTTCTGCTATGGCGAACACACGAAAACGCACACCACGCAAAAAGGTTAATCGGAGAGTAGTTCGCCAAACTCCTGAACCATTATCAAAACTAGATCAATTCTATATTGCAAAGCATGAAATGTTTAGAGCTGCACGCAAGGCTGGATTTAATGAATCCTGTGCGCTTTACCTAATGGATAATCCTGAATCAATGCCTGACTGGATCGTAGGCGACAAAGGAATAATCCCAACTATTCCAACTCCAGATGAGGATGACGATTAATTAAAGCCAATCGGAGATACCTAGTAACCCCAGATTTGCAAATTCCACTACACCATCCAAAAGCAGTTGCCAACTTGATTAAGATGGTCAAGCATGAGAAGTTTGATTATGTATTAAATGTTGGCGATGAAATGGATCTAGGCTCACAATCGCGTTGGGCAAAAGGTACGAAGTTAGAGTTTGCTGAAACATTAGATGAGGAAAGAAAACTAGGCCAAGAAATCCTTTATGATCTAGGCACAACCGATATTGTCCGGTCAAATCACACAGATAGAATTTATCAAACATTACTTAAAGGTGCGCCATCACTTATTGGATTACCTGAATTGGCTTATGACAAATTCATGGATTTCAGCAGCTTAGGGATTAGATTTCATAAGCGAGCCTATGAGTTTGAAAAGGGCTGGCACTTGGCTCATGGCGACGAAGGCAACATGTCTAAGCATGCCGGTATAACAGGCCTTAATTTGGCCAAGAAATGGCATTCTAGCGTAGTTTGTGGCCACTCCCATAGGCAGGGCGCAGTCCGACACCAAACTGGCTTAAACGGCCGTTATTCGACGATTTGGGGCATTGAGGCAGGACACCTAATGGACATGCGTAAAGCCTCTTATCTTAAATACAATTCAGCCGATTGGAATATGGGCTTTACAGTGCTAAGTTTTGGCAAGAAAGGCCATCAAGTAGAACTGATCCCAGTTAATCATGACGGATCATTTACCTATAATAGACGGACTTATGGGTCTTGAGACCGATTATCACGAACGCACGATTGATGACCATATCGATGATCTTGAAGATCTTGGCGTTATCTAATCGTTATAAAACACGCCGTAAGTAGATAACCAACTGTCCTTGCTTTAAGTCATACTTTCTGTATCAGGCAACCGCTTGATATTAGGGAGCGAACATGGAAATAGTAGGATACGGATTTATTATAGGCTGTTTAATTGGAGCAGCTTTATATTTCTGGGATGAACACCGAAAGTCAGAAATTTACGATAATGGCTATTATGCCGGTAGAGCTGCTGGATGGAAGTCTTGCATAGATCATCAAGCCAAAATCCAAAAACTTAAATTAGAGCAGGTTTTTGATTATGACAAAAACTGAGGATCTGTTAAATGAAGTCATTGCTACGATCCAAGAGCGCGGAAGTGTCTATGGACATCCGTATTATAATCACAAAAGAATTGCTGGATTGTGGAGTGCATATCTTGATTTCCCAATCACACCACACCAAGCTGCTTTATGTATGGCGTTGGTCAAGGTTTCTAGGCTTACTGAAACTCCAGATCATTACGACTCAGTTAAAGACTTTATCGCCTACGGAGCTATCTATCGGAATGTGCTCGAAGCAGTCCAAGACCAAGATTTTGAATGGAAGGAATAACTAATGGGTTTCAACTTAGAAGATTATGAAGATGTGGCAACTTTGAACAAATGGTTTATTGCCAATTTTCCAATGGGTAGATCAGATATATCAGTTGTAAGTCATGATGCTACAAATGGATATATCTTGATTCAGGCTACTTTATGGCGTGATTCAACAGATGATAAGCCAGCAGCTAGTAACTTGGCTTTTGGATCCAGAGAAACATTTATGCCTAACATGAAAAAATGGTATGTAGAAGATACAGCCAGCTCTGCTCTTGGTAGGGCAATAATCCTTTTGAAAGGCAGCAATAAGACTGCAACTAAGGATGACATGAAAAGGGTTGAAACATCTGAACCAAATCAATATGAAAAGAAATTACAAGAAAGGCGATACGGAGCACCCGGCACTAAATCAGCAGCGATTGAGGATGCTCTTAGAGCTTCATTTGCAGTAGAGAATAAAGTCGATGATCCGCAACAATGGACTATTGCCGATGCTGTTGATGCAATTGGTCATACAACACCAAAAGAGCCACCTATGTGTGAACATGGAATGATTCTTAAACAGGGTGTGAGCAAGGGCGGAAAGCCTTACTATGGTTATGTTTGCAAAGGATCAAATAAGGATCACGCCGTCTGGGCAAAGATGACCGCCAAAGGCACATTCTATTTTGATGGAGTCGAATAGTGGGATACATAGCCATTATTAACGGATCAGGCTTTACAGTTCAAATAGATGATGATGGTGCTCATATTGTCAAATCGGTCATTACATGCGAAATGTGTGGAGATGATCGAGTGTTTAAGAATGGCACTTGCTTTGTCTGTTCAGAGTTAATTAAACATGACTAGCTTTAAATGCAATGGCTGCGCTCGCAAGACTGAGTTTCTATGGCTTGATGCAATAGACATGCCTGATGGATTTAAGGTTTATCAATGTATGGATTGCGGATGTGTAGGCGTTAAGAATATAACTGAGCAGATAGATCGAATACCGGACACAAAGATAAGCAGGTGTGCTAGTTGTGGGGCTTGGCAGTTCGAAGCTAAACCCTGTCATACTTGCTTATTGATTGGAGAATATGATGCCAACGTATGAATACAGCTGCAAAGAATGCGGTACTTATGGATCAGTCCATAGGACTTACAAAGAGGATGATGGCGGCATGAATTGTCCTAAGTGTGGGCTGGACATGACAAGAATCTACTCAACAGTAGGGTTAGTCTTTAAGGGCGAAGGATGGGCTGGTAAGACTAAATGACCGAAGCAGGTTATGTAGATACTTGGCTTGAACAAAATGATTACAGATACAGTTGCAAGATCTATGTGATGTAGATCATAGTCCACATAGTGAGATGGTATAGACAATCTAGGCTAAGAGAGGTTGCTTTAATATGATACGCTCTAGGCAAGTATTTGCCCTAAAGGCAAAAACGCGAGCCCGTAAGGCTCAGCTCGCGAGGTGCTGGCTAGTCGGGGGAGCTCTGTTTGTTTTACAAACCTTTGCATTAGATACAGCTAAATCTCAAGAACTTAAGGTTAATACATTAAAGCAAATTACATTTCATAAGATGAATTACAACTTTGAACAGTTTTACTGTTTAGATCAAATTGTATATAAAGAGAGTAGATGGAATCCAAAAGCAAACAATCCAAGATCAACAGCTTATGGTCTATTCCAAGTATTGAAGTCCAAAGAAAAAGATCCTATTAAACAGATAGATCAAGGACTTAAATATATTAATCATAGATACAATGGATGTGCTTGCACAGCGCTCGCACACCATAAACTTAAGGGATGGTATTAATGTCTAAGTCTGCAATAGGAACTAGACAATGGAATGACAAGATCAGACCACGCATACTTGCAAGGGATAACAATACTTGCTTCTATTGTGGACAATACGGAGATACAGTCGATCATTTAATTCCGAGAAGGCTGGAAGGTAATGATAGTGATGATAATTTAGTTTGTGCCTGCCGAAAATGTAATTATTCGAAGGGTGGGCGCTTTTTTGTGAGCCGACGGAGAC